AGGTTCCCTCAACATACTGCATAGAGCCGGGGCTGGGAAGCATCGGGTCCTGGTTGTTACCAATCGTAGCAGGAACGGCAACATTGGCAAGAACATGATGAACCAACGGGTAAAGGCCTCTCATGCTGAGCCCGGACTGAGGCATCGCCTTTTTCCATCCCTGCGAACCGAGAAGTCCATAATACATATCGAATTGATTGACAGGGTCGTCAGTACCAGTAGAACCGCCATCGAATGCGTTGTTATCCATGGAAATAACAGAACCTTCCTCAGGAGTTTCAGAAGACGAACCCGTATTTACAGTCTGGATAAAGTTGGATATACGGTCCATACCTTCATTGCTGGTCGCTTTGTAAAGGATAGGGTTAAACATATCTTGAGGAGCGATTTCACCCGCTTCCACTCCAATCTGAAGCGGATCTGCGGGCAACGTAGAAGCGCAGGCCATGACGACATCGCATTTATCCCATCTCATGAATTTGTAATTGCTCATCAAACCGCCCCACATCTGGGCAACAAGCCGAGAACGAGGGGTATGAACTCCAATCAATCCGAGTTTACCCGGAACACTGGAAAGGTCGTAAGTTTCTGATACCTTAACCTTAATGCTCATAGGTACCACCGTCAGTATCTGCGGTAAGAACGCCTGTAGGACCGCCTGTAACCTCTTCCATATCCACGTCTGTAACTTCTTCTGTATCCATACGCCATATCTAACACCGATAACACAACAATGTTATCAACGTTATAATCGGCATTCAGGATTTAAATCCATATCCCACAGTTTAAGCAACATGACTGAAAACTATATGCTTACAATTCCGAGGACAGTCAGCAAGAAAGCAATACGCACGTGCGTCCTAAAAGGGGTAAAAAAGTACGTGTGGGGATGGGAAACAGGCAAAGACGGCTACAAGCATTACCAGATACGCGTACAGGCGTCAGAGGATTCCTATTTTACACGCGTGCATACGATGATACCACAGGCACACATAGAGAAGTGCTCCGATACTTGGGAATATGAGCGCAAGGAAGGCCATTACATAACGTCCGAAGATACCGTCGATATCAGGAAGATTCGCTTCGGCAAACTCACAGATGCCCAGAAACGCGTCTTAAAGGCCCTTAGAAGCCAAAACGACCGTCAGGTGGATGTTTACTACGACCCGAAGGGCAATCACGGTAAAACGTGGCTTACGGTGCATTTGTGGGAGACGGGACAAGCCCTAGTCGTACCGAGGGCATCAACCACGGCGGAGAAGCTCAGCGCATACGTGTGCAGTGCATGGGCAGGGGAACCGATAATCATCATCGACATACCGAGAGCTAGCAAGCCTACCACGGCTCTGTACGAGACCATCGAGGAAGTCAAGGACGGCCTGGTATTCGACCACCGTTATTCGGGCAGGTCTAGGAACATCCGCGGGACCAAGGTTATCGTATTCACCAACACCAAGCTCAACCTCAAGGCGTTGTCAGGCGACAGGTGGAGACTGCACGGGATGACAGAAGACACGGGGACAGGAGACTCTCTTTCGTAATACTATCGAGTCTCCTTATCCCCTTTAGGGGATAAAGGGACGAGATTAAAGGGTTTAACTGCACGGCTGCCTTAACAGGCTGCCGACCTACGTCGGCTGCCGTGCAGAATGGAAGCGACCTACCTCATCCGTTGCGATAGAGTTTGAGGATATTCTTGGAAAGCTCTACAGTAGCGGAACCAAGACGTTGCATACCCTGCCATCCTACCGTCATCGTAGGATACTTGATATTATCCCATGAAAGACCACGATTGCGAATGTAGTCGTCCATGTAACGCATCGAATCAGTTGCGTGCTTATAGGCTCCATAGAAAGGAACAACACCGCTAAGGAATGCCTCTGTACCGTATTTGCTACGGGCATCCAATGAGTCGTAAAGCTGAGGTACAGACTTATTCCCATTGGGGTTGCTACTTCTATAAGCGGTATGTCCCGATGCCATCACTGTCCACCTGTTCCATGAGTCACGGGCTTAACTTCAGAAGTTCCGAAGCTGTCAACAGTGCCAACGCTGCTAGGAGTACCAAGAGCTTTAGCCATTGCTGCCGAAGTGACCGTATAGTCGGACTCATAAGCATTAACTCCGATTTCGGCCATTCCTTCCCAATTTGCTCTCTCACTGAGAGGACAGAGTTCAGAGAATTCGACCGTCCAAGTTACTCGAAGCCTATAGTACATTTTCTGAAGGTACGCAGGCGGTATAACCATCGTTGCAACGTATGCACTGGGTACCCCATATTGACCATCTTCAAGAGGCCCAAGACCGTTTCCAGCAAAGATATTGTCACCAGTGTGATTCGAAGAAGGAAACACGCACGTCTGGAAACGAGGCATCCTAACATTTCCGCCACGCATGAGCCCAGTCTGAACCGCAAACGTAGAAGGATTGGCACCCTGGTTAACAGAGGTTCCCTCAACATACTGCATAGAGCCGGGGCTGGGAAGCATCGGGTCCTGGTTGTTACCAATCGTAGCAGGAACGGCAACATTGGCAAGAACATGATGAACCAACGGGTAAAGGCCTCT